GGTGGATCATTAGCAGTTGTTTTAGAAACTTTTACTACGAGGGCTCGCATACCCGAGGTCTGACCCTCAATGATGCTACCTTCTAAATTTTCAATTTGATCGTCGGTAATTACAGAATTATACGTCTCGGTTAATTTAACATACCGTGCAAACAGGTCTAGATTAAGCTGACCAGGTACTACTACAGAACCTTCTTTAAATATGTTCTGGCCAAAACGGGCAATCTGATTTTGTAATGCAGTTTGAAGCTGGGTTAGCTCCCTTGCTTGAACGGCACGACCAGGACGAAACAAAATTTTGTAAAATTGTTTTGTTTCGTCAAAGTTATCGTGATATGGTTCTGTATTAAAATTGATAGTCATTTCTACCCTATTACATTCTTATTACCGTTCTTAAAGTGACCAGCTGTTGATCGCTATGGCTTACAGTAGTTCTATTATCAATGTACAATAATTGTCCGCTAAATTTATTTATATCGGGTTCTCCATTAACACTTATTACCGTGTATGGAATATCTGTTAACGGGTCAACAAGGACATCGTCTGCCTCTATATTATGATTGTTTAAGTTTTGAACAATAACCTGACTGCTAGCAGCTATTACTCTTACAATAATGAATTGTTTTGTTAAGCTACCGTCATAGAGCTCTAACATCCCGTCAGTGGTAAGACCTGTTACTGACCCTAAAGTTAGCAAGTGGGTAGCTGTTCCATTTAAGCTGGTATAAGTACCAAGCCCATTGTACTTTTTTATATTTCGAATAATACCAAACTGTCTGTAGTCATTATTAATTTCAAACCCGTGATTCTTTTCGTTGTTTATGGTAGAGGTAAACATAATAGCATCAGCAAAAAGTTCTGCAACAGCATCACTACCATGGCCTCCTGTCGGTGAAAATATTGCCGAAACGTTTGCATTGCTCCCATCACCCACTATACTAACATTACCGTAAGTGTAATTTTGACCAGGCGCTATAACTTCTATGTAACTAACAGAGTTATCTAATAGCACCACATTACCTAGAAAATTAACACCATTCCCTGTTATTACAACGTTAGCATAAGAAAAATCTTGACCGCCGTCATGAACTCTTATACAATTAACAGAACCTTTAACAGCAGCTAGCTCTACAACGGTCTGCAATGTTTCAAGATCGTTGAGTGTTAAATTTACATAAGCATTAGCATTTACACCAGTGCTGCTGACCACGCTTATATCGGCATATGTATAACCCGAGCCTCTTGCTTCTATTACAATATCCTCAACCTGACCCACCTCATTTACGTATGGTGTGAGGACTGCCCCGGTCCCATCTCCAAAAATAGAAACAACGGTCTGTGCATTTGTGTCGTACCCTATACCCGGGTCACTTATTACTACATCTTGTAATTGACCGTTATAAAGAACAGGGGTGATAATAGCAGAATTAGCAAAATATAAATTTGCTTGTGCGTTAGAAGTAGGCTGCGTACTACCTGTAGTAGAAATGGTAATTGTAGTATTTGCCTGTGCTGCAGTTGTATACCCTGCTCCAGGGTTAGTAATTACCACATCTGCTAAAAGATTTCCAACAAAAATTAAGTTAGCAAATGCGTTGGCAGTGGGTTGAAACACACCGGTAGTAGAAATTGTTGCAGTTGTGTTGCTTACAGCCGCACTAACATAACCGTTACCAGGTGAAAAAATTCTTACATTACTTACACCTAGATATTTGCTTCTACCGGTATATGTTGACTCATTAATGGTGATGGATGCTGTTTTAATATTATTACCAGGGTTGGTAATTCTTACATCTATTATTTCACCTGAGGCATTAAATACAGGTTTAACATTAGCCTGCACATTACCTGTTCCACCAAGGTATTGATTATTAACAGTAAGTGTAACTGTTGAATTGCCTAAGTAGCCTGACCCAACACTATCAATAATTACACTACTTATTTCGCCATTGGAGTAAAACGCATTAGTTACCGATCTTTGGACCGGCATATAGTCTAAAGTTAAAAACTTGTTTCTTGTTGCTAAAGAAACTGTATACATGTACTTCCAGACATACCCATCTGCAGTAGAAATCGGTGTTGTCTCTACACCTGTAGGCTCTACTGTTGATTCTGCGCCGTTTTTGTTAAACAAGCATTTATAGACGTTAAAATCGCTTGTTAAAACATAAAAGTTAGAATCTTTTAAATTAACTGCACCGGTGCTGGATGGATTAGATGGACTGTAATTCGGGTCGTACTGATCATAAACAGTATTGGAGGTCCAGTCAATTCTTCTTACAACAAAACTAACGTCTCTTAAATTTATTTTTTTTACGTTAATAATGTTATTTCTTGTCACATACTCATAATCACCTGTTACCTCGGGTGTCTCAGGCGCGAGTTCATCCGCCCAGTCAATAGTCTTACCAGTAAAATAGTAATAAGTCGATCTTTGAGACAAAAAATCATTATATACCGTTTCCACCAATGACTGGTGGAAACTATCTTTTAGCAAAAAAGGCATGGTGCGCTATTACGCTACAGTTACGTTCCAGGTTACAACAACAGTATCACCGGCTGCTTTATTAACAGCGCTGAACGTCGTACGGCATAACATGTTACCACTAGAACCAGCATTAAAAATACCGGCCTCTTGAACTGTTCCTGTACCGGTACCAGCAGGGAATGTAGCTACATAGGATATTGTGTTTGTTGTACGGCTTGTAGAATCAAGAGATACTCTCCCTAGTTCTGAGCCTAGAGCAGTTTGAGATGTAGCAGCAGCAGTTGAGCTTGAGCCGAGAGCCATATGGCTGGGAATAGGTAAAGAGTTTCCAACCAGGCGAGATGCAATAAGGTCTTTGCCTACCGCAACAACCAGGTTGTTAACTTTTCTACTATCCTTAATTGCGCCAGACTAATCATAAAGAGCAACTTCTAGATTGCCTTTGATTGTTACGGATTCTGTAAACATAAATGGTCCTTAAATGAGGGTTACAACTGAGCCGGCGTACAATTCGCTGAAGTACCCGGGAACAGCATAGCTTGTTATTCTTGCGTTTGCAGTCTCTGTCAGAGAAACTGTACTGACGTTATTATTTATATTAGTGTATACAGTCTTAACTAATGAATCGCCAGGTGTTACATCATCAGTTATTATTTTATTGGTTCTTAGCGAAGTAGTATCAGAAGAGGTTGTAGAATCAGAAATTGGCGATAAAGCCAAAGCAGCTACAGTAGTGTCAGTTAACGTTAATGAATTAGAAAGCAGCTTGGAAATGTTAAATGTAATGTTCGCATCATCTGGAGTAATAGAGCTTGTTAAAGTTCTAAGATAGCTTGTAACTGTAGATACGCTGTCAAGTACATTTGCTGTATCGGAGAGCACCAAATTAATGCTCAAGGTCAGACTATCTGTCGGGGATACAGTATCAGCTGTAACTGATTTGGTGATACTTATAGTTGTAGAGTCTGATATGTTAGCAGTATCGTCTACGGGTTTGCTTAAACTATATGCTAAATTATCGTTTATAGTAGCAGTTTCTAAAGCAGGAGTTACATAATAACCAAAAATTATTTCATCGGTAATTTTTAAATTTTCTTCTAACTCTAGGAAAACATTAGACCTAGTTAGTACATTAACGTTTGCGCGAACATTAGCAAACGTTTCAATAACTCTGTCATTATATAATTTGGTACCAGCAGGATGTACTAACTTTAAAACCGTATCATAGAAATAGGTAATATCAAGTTCGTTTTTGAGCTGATATGCGAAAGGTTGATACAACCCACCGTCTTGCAGTCTTACCACCGGTTCAGATAAGAATCCTTTAGAAGAAAGATATTGACCGGGGTATCTAGCAATTGCACCATAGGTGAACGAAATAACAGCAGCCGCAGCATCAGACTCACCAGTGCTATCAAAAGGTGCAACCGTTGCGTCATCGATATTAGTTGCAAGTAAAGAACCGGTGTAATCGCCGGATGCAACGTAATCAGAAAAGAAGTACCTTGCTCCCGTAGACGGGGTGTGAGGTAATGTTAGTATAATAGTATCTTTAAAACCTTCAGACTTAGTTATAAAGGTTTTAGTTCTCGATGCAACCGTTAAGTCATTGTACAGGTCGATCGAAAGCGAAGTACCGGTAAAGCCGTACCCGTAGTTAAGAATTTTAAGTAAAACAATACCACCGTTCGAATCAACCTCTAAAATTCTAATTACCGTATCTACTGCACCTTCAAAAGATATTGTAAATACCTGCCCGGCGCGAAAACCTGTACCGGGTTGACTAATGCTGTATGACACAGCGGTTGGTCTTATCTCACCAGTGAAGACAACATCACCATTTTCATCTTTTACCACTACAACATCATCTACTTCATAAGGTGTGCTGGTGGTTGATTTTAGAAATACTTCGTATAAATTGGTGGTTAAATTTTTAACACGTATAATGGCATCACGGTATTCAATACCATTTTTTGTAAGAAAAATAAATCTATCGGTTAAATCACTTACGCTACCACCTGTACGCTCAATACGAAGAGATACACGTTGATCCCAAATACCATCTGAAGGCCTTAAAACGAAATCATAAGGTCTTGATTGCTCAACAGATACATCATAGAGAAGCTTAAAAAGTAGCTTAAAGGATAGCTCACTACCCTTTGCTTCATACAAGTCATTTATTCTTTTTACTAAAAATTTCTTATTTAACTGCGCAGTAAGCGGTATGTTTGTTGCGTAATTTTTAAGAAAATACTGTACGAATGAGCCAGCCGTTCTATCAATATCGTTGTATGATAAGGCGTTTTGAACTAGTTCTAATGCTTGTTGATCTTGTTCGAGATAGCGATAGTAGGCCTCGATTAAAGAGACAAAAAGCGGGTAGTCGTTTCTTAAAAATTCTGGAAGCTGGCCGCTTACCAGCTGAGATATTTTCTCAGTTAGTCTTGTGGTTGCCATTATACTGTGGTGCTAACCGATACATTAATACCCAGGTTGTTACCTACCACCCCGTTGGTTGTGGTATCATCCGGTAGAAGAATCTCGTTTCTGCTCACTCCTAAATTATAACCACTTTCTTGTACGCTAGCGGTAAATCTAATATCTACTGCACCTGCGGGTAGCGATGTAGGGGTAAGATTAGCAATTGTTATATTACCTGTGCTGTAATCTACGGTACCTACAGTTCTAAAAATGATTGAGTTATTTAGCACATTAACCATGCGTAATGCCCCTGTTCCATTTTCATTAGGTGGGGAATCATCAGGTATATCTATGAACTTAGCAACGGTCTGCACACCATTAAAATTAACGTAAAAATAACTAGATGCAAGACTACCAGGCTTGATTGGGTTTCTAAGCTTAATAGGCGC